GCGTTATGGCGCATACAAATTATTAAACTAACCCGTGGTAAATCCGAATCATTTAACACCCAATGGTCAACGAGATTATTAAAACTAAATATGTTGCCCACAGGAGTAATAACAGATTGTCCTTCGTAGTTAAAAGATTGCTTATCATCGGATTCTAAAGGGATTAAATATTTATCTTTATAGTATTCCGCATGCCAGCTACCTTTATCACTATGACGATAAACTTGTTTACCGGCAGGAATACGAGTAATTAAAATACCACCAAATTCTGTTTTATGAATATCATGTTTTTCACAAATTGCACGGTTAATCTTAGCAATTTCATCTTTAAATTTCTGATCGTTAATATAAAAAACGCTATCGTGTTCATCATGAAATGCTAAAGGGTTCGATGGATTATAATTTTTAATATCATTATAGCGAACCCAGATATCATCAACTTCTCTATGTGGTGATTTAGACGATTCAGTACGTTGTTTAAATTTATTCCAAAGGAAATCATTCTCAGCAATAAATTGATTAATATTGCTAACATCCACATGAATACCGGTATTAACCATATTAGGTTTTCCGATAAGCACGTCATCTATATTTTTTGCATCACAAGTATCTGTAGCATGGATACATAGCCAAACCACTCTACCGTTAACCGCTTGAACGCTATGTTCAATACCTGCTTTAATTTCAATTACAGCGGGTGCGTAGTAGGTTTCTTGAGTATCACCTTGCCAGATAATAGCGCATCCTTCAACAAGAACGCTCATGTGGTCAAACGTATGCGCGTGTTGCTGTACTTCAAAGCCATCATCGATAATCACTTCTTTGGCATAGACTCCGCCAATAAAATGATGTGCTTGTATGTTAAGTCCGGTGATACTCATAAATACCTTGTGATGAAATTACTGTTCCAATAAACCCACAAATTGGCTTACCTACATTCATCACTATTTTACCAACTAATCGTTTAAATGTACTGCGATTTTTCACAATGCCAAATTGCTCTGCCATTTCATATGCCCATGCTTGAACAATATAAGCAAATAACGGGATATATATCGCATTATTACCCAAGAATTCAGTTAGTGGTTTTGCCCACGCATGATAGCCGATAAGGACTTCTGGATAAGCGTCTGCAATCAAATGCCCAAATAAAGTATCAGCATGGAATACATCATCTTCAAGATACCCGTATTCGCGCATTAAAGTACACATCACACTCATACCACCGCCTTCTGGAGCAGGGGGTTGAGGTGTTTTCCATGATGACATATCCTTAGCTTCAAATTCAAAAGGTTGTCCTACATAATTAATCATACCTACATTAGAGCCTCTATCTGCTAATTGTCTTTCATACTTAGCACGAGCAGAGTTCTCATGAGCTGTTTTTGACGTATTGACAAATTGCGCCAATAATTCTTGTGAATTAGGTGTCATAATAATTGTCCTTATTTAAGGCTTTAAAAGCTCAGCGGCTGTTTTTGCAGCATCGCTATTGTTTAATGTGACATTGGTTTTAATTGAGTTTAAACTACTGTTAAGAGATTTGTATCTTGCAATGGTATATGTATTAAGATTTTTTGCCTTAGCTTCTGCGGTAACGTCTGGGGTTAGTAACTGCTCACCTATAAACTTTGCAACATCAGCATCAGCAGCAGCTATATATGACCTTGCGTCTTGATCTACCTTTGTATCATTTTTAAATGAGTCCAAAATAAGTAGATTATCAGTTTTAAGATTTTCTATTTGCGTTAGAATAGTAGCATCTATTGTTTTATTTATCCTTTCTTCCTCAGCTAATTTTGCAGCCGCTTCTGCATCAGTTTTAGCTTTTGCAGCGGCGGTTTCTTTTGCAGCAACATTAGCTTTATCAGCGGCATCGGATAAATACTTGGCGCTATCAGCAGCCTCTAATGCCTTATTTTTTGCTAACTCAGTTGCTGCTAGTTTAAGCCTTGCCCCCTCTTTTTCAGCCGCAGTGGCGTTAACATTAGCAAGTGTAGATGCCGCGTCTTTAGCAGCCAAAACAGCCGCTTCTTCAGCTGCTGCCATATTAGCGGCTAACTTTGCGGCAACATCTGCATTAGTTTTTGCCAATTGAGCTGCAACACCCGCATCACTAGCGACTTTTGTAGCAGCGGCTTGTGCATCTACTGCGGTTTTAGAATCCGCTGCAACTGCGTCAGTAATTGCCTTTTGTATATTTAATGCTAAATTAACATTTCCATTAACTAACGCTAATCTAACTGCATTAGCATCTTTAGCACCTTCTTTCAAAGCATCCATTTGCGCCTGCAACATTGTTCGATAAGTGTTAGATTGAGCTAGTGTATCAGCTTGTGCCATAGCCGCCCATGTATCAAAGCCATCTTTTTGCTCTGCATTTAATATAGCATTATTGTCAGTTAATACTTTATTTAACGCATCAGCATTAAATTTATCAGCAGTTAGTTTATTGCTGACATCATACTGATTCGCATCTAATGTTAGTTTAGCTTGAGTGGTATTTAAAGTAACATTATTTCCCGTATCTGAAATTAATCCTTTAGATTTTAAATCAAGACCGGTATTAATTAATGTGTTTTTAGCAGCGGCATTTGCTTCATTAGCTTTTGCAATAGTTAGTGCATCAGCTTGTGCAATAGGTAAGGCGTTTTTAATAGCAGCGTCTTGTGCAAATCCTGCGGCAGCACCTGTATTGAGCATTCCTCTGCGCGATGATTGAAGGTTTGCCGCGTTAACTGCTTGTTGGATATAAGGATTATTCTTTGAAAGAAGTCCCGATAATCTATTGCTAACAAGTGAGTCTGGCGTTACGTTTACATCAACTGATTTAGCCGCATCTACTAGTTTTGCAATATCGGCAGCGGATTGAGTACCTGTTCTATCAACAATCGGTGCAACAACATCAGCAGCAGTAATCTGTTTTACATCCGATGTAGCAATTGTAGAGTAGTCTGGTTTTACAATTTTGGGAGTCCCATCCTCATTGTATTCAACATTTGTTGGCGTATTTTTCAACGCATCAGTAACCATTTCATCGGTTATATTTGCAGTAGATACTTTAGGTACACCATCAACATCTAACGTCACACCTAAATCTTTCGCGGTCAATTCACTGGGAAGTTTTGAACCAGTTAACGCGGCTAAATTTGAAGTACCTAATGCGCCAATTGAGGAACTTGTTAGCATCCCTGTACTACCAGTTCCACCTGTTGGTAATGCACCTAAACTGGTAGTTGGCAATGCACCTAAACTGGTAGTTGGTAATGCACCAGTCCCACCTGTTGGCAATGCACCTAAACTGGTAGTTGGCAATGCACCAGTTCCACCTGTTGGTAATGCACCTAAACTGGTAGTTGGTAATGCACCTAAACTGGTAGTTGGTAATGCACCAGTTCCACCTGTTGGTAATGCACCTAAACTGGTAGTTGGTAAAGCACCTAAACTGGTAGTTGGTAATGCACCAGTTCCACCTGTTGGTAATGCACCAATTGAAGAAGTGGTCAGCATGCCTGTGCCGCCCGTAGGTAGAGCGCTTGTTCCAGTAGTAGGTGTAGCACCTAAATCAGTTCCAAATCTTTTATTAATATCCGCATAAGTATTTGACCATTTTAAATCGTTAGCGACTTTATCGGCAGCAGCTTGGTCAGCAACGGCTTTATCGGCAACGGCTTGGTCAGCAATGGCTTTGTCGGCAGCGGTTTTATCAGCAACGGCTTTTTCAGTGGCGGCTTTTTCAGCGGCGGCTTGGTCAGCAATGGCTTTGTCGGCAGCGGTTTTATCAGCAACGGCTTTTTCAGTGGCGGCTTTTTCAGCGGTAGTTTTAATATCAGTTTGCGATTGGTTATACCCGACATAATTTCTATTAGAGGATAAGTTACCAATTAACTTATTTCTTTCGGCAACAAAAGTTTTATTATTATCATTTGCGCCCCCAGATAAATTCCAATTGATATTAGGGTCTTTTGCTAATAAATCAGTTGCCCAATCTTTTACTTGAGTATCCGCAACAGATTGGGGGATAGTACCTGTTGCAAGACCGTTATAAAATGTTGGATCAAAAACAGGTGTGCCATCGGGGTTTACAACTGATGCGTATTTGTCTGAATACTGTTTAGCTCTATATGCTACTGCGTCTGGGTGGGTACTGCTGCTATTAAAAGCATCCATCCAAGAGTCGTACATAGGTTTGTTAAGCCCTGTACCCACATAGGTAAATTGTGATTCTAGTGGTTTAGGCATATCTGTATATTTGATAGTCGCCATTTATTTATCTCCGTCCAGTAACATATTGCGACCACCATTGGTCAGCAGCGGCATTTCTATTGTCATTATAATTACCCATATTAACACCAGTTTGCTGATTAGTGGGGATTTGGAAATTCTTAAAGGCGTCCATAAACCCTTGCGTTGCTTGTGTACCAAAGGCTTGATTCTTGGTATCAACACCGCTAAGGATATTAGTTTTAAGCGCATCCGCACTGGTATTCCAATCCTTTAAGAAATTAGCATTTTGAGAAGTGAGAGCAGTTTGATTAGCTTGCAAAGCATCACTATAGGCTTTTGTATTAGCAACTTGCTGTGCGTCCAATGTTGTTTTCAATTGATCCGCAGTAATACCTTGAGGTTGAGTTTTATACCAATTAGTTAAATCAGTCGTAGTAAGAGCAGGAATGCTTCCTGTATTTATTGTACTGGGAGGACTTGTCGCAGCAGGAGAAGTTGCGATTTTATTAATATCACCTGTAGTTAATGCAGGTGTGCTTGTCGTTGCGATTTTATTAATATCACCTGTAGTTAATGCAGGTGTGCTTGTCGTTGCGATTTTATTAATATCACCTGTGGATAATGCGCTTTCGCCACCTTGTGTATTAAGTTTAGTGTTATCAATAACCGTCCCTGTATCCGCAACTTTAGCAGTACCTGTTCCACCTAAATTACCATAGGTTTTCCACCATGCCGCTTCGTCAGCCCGTGCCTTATTTGAGTTTGCCATCCAAATCAACGCATCATTAGTAATAGGTTTTCCATTAAACACCACTTTTGTATTTGGATTAGCTGCGACCTGTTTCACTGCCCCTGCTAAATCATCACCTGTATTCAAATAAAGAATTTCCATTTTTTTTCCTATTATCTATTTAGTTTTCTAGGCGTGTAATGAAGTACAACGCCCGATAAATTATGTCCTAAATCAATAGCCGAATTAGAGAAAACGACTAGACCAATGTTTGTTCCACTACCTTGTATGCGGATTTCTGGTTGAGAAACTATCTTTCCATCATAATAAAATTCATTCCATATTGCTTCATCCCAATAACCCCCTGCGCCTTGCAGTTCTTCATATTTAAGAAGATGCGTTGCAATAGAGGGATCAGCATACGAAAATTCAGGATTAAAGCGAATATACGAATAACCTACAGTTGAAAGTTCAACTTCAAGTTTTCTAAATCGTTTAATTGCTGAAGGTGATTTTACATTATTAAACGCTGTTCTGATATAGGCTTGAATAGGTTGCCCATCAAAAGATGATCCAGTATTGGCTACATAAACATAGCCATCTTCATCGCCAAGTAAAACAATATCTCGTCCACTGGCATCCTCACCACTCCATGCGTAACTAATATTAACTGGATAGGTTAATTCTGAAAATTCATGACCAGTGGTCGCAGCGCCTGTTTGCGTTACGCCCGAAGTCATTGTCATGATAATACCTGTACCGTCATTTGCATAAAACCTAACTTGGTTTTTGCTTTTATAAACAGCAGTGGCAACAATCTTTTCTCGGAAACGATCAATAACGGGTTGAATAGCGCGACTAATAGTATCGTGTTCAAAGCCACCGAATACATAAGAAGGAACAATGCGGATAATCCCTTTATCATCAAATGAATAAAGTGCGCCAAGATTCATTAAGCCATAATGAATTGCACCAATATCGGGAGAAATTAAGTCTGCTTTATAAAGACTGGTTTGAGCATCAATAGATACCTGCCAAAAACTATCTCGACAAGCAATGGCAAGAACGCCGCCAACAATGGCACTCATTCCCGTAATATTATCTCCAAATTCTTGAACATCTTGAAAACCTAGACTTGTTGTTCTAAAGTCATGAGGATTACCTACTGCTGAAAATAAAGCTGTTCCAAAATAAGATAATACAAGTTGTCCGTTTACCGCTGCAATAGTGGTTGGAGCGTCAATAGTGACTTGAGTTCTAATAGGAATGTAAACATCCCCGTCAAACTCAAAGGCACGATTTAATGAATCTGCACCATATAGTTTTTTACCATCTGACGCGGCTGAAAAATTATGTTGAACAAACTGATAATTACCACCTTGCAGAATAGTAATTTGAGTAACAGGATTTCCACTGGGATTATCAACAACAGCGATATCAATAATACCCACTCGTATCGTATCCGCTACATTACTTGTCCATGTGCCGGTGACACTTGTGACAATAAAGCGACCAGTGTCACTGCGAATATTAATTGGATCAGAATGAAGCGCCCATTGGCTATATGTGCCAGAGCCTGTTTTAGCAGTAATATTAATAACAATTTGATTAGTGCTATAAGAAGTGATTGTACCGTTCAAGTAATTAGTTGGCGAAGCAATTGCAGTAATTAAAATTGCTTGACCTGCAACGTAGGCTTTACCAGTTTGCGTAGTGAAGGTATGCGAACCCAATGCCATTGTAATTGTAGAATCACTGGTAGCATCCAAATCTTCTAAATTCTGAGATGTTTCAATTACTTGACGTTTAACTGTAGCTGTTGCACCAGAGTTCTTTTGGTTAATAACTACACCATCAAGCACATCTACCGTACAGGTTTTAAAAGGTAGCGATTTAAATAAAGTAATTTGTTGCCATCCAGTGGAAGTTGATTTCCAAATATCGACTGCCGTTCCTGCCGCGTTATCACGAAACGCATAAGCAATGCCTTTGTACATACAGACACCGCGAAGCACCCCACTACCAGTTACAGCAGTAATATCGGCACGA